ACCCCAGCTGCGTCATATATTCGAATCCTAGTCAGGTTTTGGGTTTGTGATTCAATTACCGCTTTACTGCCAGGGCTTGCTTTAATGATTCTATTTTCGATTACAATTTCTGCAAGAGTTTTGTTAGACCAACTTGGTTTCAATTTGAAGGACAGCAACAGATCCCATCGGGTCAGATTTTCATCTATCGGCGGCGGTGGTGGTCGTGGCGGATCCGCAGGGCCGTCTGGGGTGTCAGGTTGGGATGGGATCTCAGGTGGATCAACTGGGCCGGTGGGTGGCAGAGGGGCAGGGGGGGCACCTCCCCCGCCGCCACTGCTGCCAGTGGGGCCAGCCGCAGGAGCACTGCTAATGGCAAAGCTGGCATCACCTTCACCAGCCATGGCGCCGCCCGCATATTCTCCGCTGTTAGGAAACCGCCCGTTTTTGTTGTAGAAATAGACTTCCTCAGCAGTCCGGCTGTCGGCATCCTCCTCTGGGATCGACGTATCGGTGGCCCTGCTAGGGTCTGCATCGCAAGACAGCCCGCTATTGCCGGTAATAAATAAATCCTCCTCCACCGAAACACTTGCAACATCCAACGCAACCAACGACCGGCGCTGTGAGTCAACGGGGAAATGCTCCAGGGCTAGCGATAGCTGCCCTTCCCTTCCTTGCTTCATGCTTACAATCAAATGCCACTCCACCAACGGATCGTCAACGCCGTCTACATCTTTTCGATTAAGTTGAATAGCGATTAAATCACCTTCGCCTATCCGCGCATTCCAAGATCCCGCCTTGATTATTACCTGCGCAGTATGCGTAATGTATCGCCGCTTTGCCTGCGCAAATCGCATAGCCTTAACAGCATGACCTTTAGATGTGGCAAACTGCGTCATATCATGCGATTCAATTGGTGCCGAGTCCGGGGTGTCGTCATATTTGACCGTTGTGGTTCTGGTGATCCCCGACAGCCCGTCATCCCCTTGTTGCCGCCATGCCACCTCAGCCCTGTATGGCTGCCGGGCCTGTGGGTCTGCGAGCTGATATGAATAGCTGCCAGAAACGATCGCTTCACTGTCAAACACCCACGCAGGCTTTTGCGGTTCAGAGTCGATTACCCCTGACGGGGTGACGGGTAGCAATGGCCTCATGCCGTACCGCCCGCCAATGGTGCTAGAACGCACCAGGAAGTAGGGCCCCACCTTGCTCAGCCAGTCACTGGTGCTGGTTGGCTCGGTCAGAATGCCATCCCAGAACAAACCATTGGCCGCCATGAATTTAGCGGTTGTTGTCAATGAAGCACGGTCTATTTGTATCTCTGGAATCCTGCGAGTATGAGTCAGCAGCCAGTAGTAAAGCTCTGCAAGGTTGTTACTGCTGCCGTAGGTGTCATCAGTTAGCCGGGTGGACTGTACACCGTTGCGGATGAAGGCATGGACCGAGCGCTTCCAGTAACCTTGATCTTCATTTGCAACACCATAAGGATCGTCGCCATTAATGTAAACAACCGAAAACGAAAGCGTAGACATGCCTTCGTAAGTGCCTGCCGTGCCGCATATCGTGGGCGCTGGAACCGCTTTAGCAACCAAGTAATTATTATTTAATAAAGCCTCAGATTGATTTTTCCCATCAATAAAAGTGGTGGTCCTAAAATACAGAATGTTTCTATATACATCTTTAAGAAAATTGCCAGGCGCCCACCTTCCTGCGCGTTTGTTTCGTGATTGACTGAACTGGCCAACCCTGCAACGACCATGAAAAATATCGCGCACCTGAATACCCCCTATACTGCCTTCACTTAAGACAAGATGATAGAAAGCCTTTACAGTATTGGGAAGGTCAAGGCTAACGGTTCTGTACTGAATTTGCCCGCCCAAGGTAACGCTATAAGGTTCCTCGCGCAGCTCTGCTGGGGTTTCAAATCTGCAGGCAGTCGCCTTGGGTGCAATTAGAACCCCGCCTGTATTGCCTACGCGACGGGTCCATACAATCGGGATTCGTTCAAACAGCAACATCGCCTCCTGGTTTTTGTCCAGATCTAGCCCTCCTGATATTCCATTGCCGCTGCCAATGGCCATGCTCCCGCCCAAGGCCACAGCATTGGCGCCCGTTGCATAGCGAGAAGGCCGCGCCTTGGCGCCTACGCTTAAAAGGGAGTACCCAGATACGTCACCAGCAATCAAAGCCCCGCCAGTCCTTCCACCGCCCCCGCTATTTCCCGACCGCACTATGGGGGCAACCATTAGAAAGACAGCACGCAGGGCGTCCCGATCAATTCGGTAGTCGCAATTCTAGGCGGCATCATCGCCATCACCGGGGGCGGTTTGCTGGTGACAGCACGCAGGGCGTCCCGATCAATTCGGTAGTCGCAATTCTAGGCGGCATCATCGCCATGGCCGGGGGCGGTTTGCTGGTGGCCGAGAATGAAACCGTGGTCAGATCGCCATCTCCGCCGCTGACCTGGAATAGCCCGCTGGAGATCCTGGAGAGGCCGCCCAAAATGACCTCAAATTGGGTCACTTCGATCAGCCATTGATTGGCAGCTGCTTGGAACACCAGCGACTTGACGGCGGGGGAATGTGCGCAGGTGATCGTGACCGATCCGGATACCAGGCCCGAATCAAGGCCTGGGCAGTTGAACTCCTGGAACTCCCAGGACTGCAGCCCGTCGCCATCGCCAGCATCAAAGGAAGTGAAGGGGGCGTTGTTGATCCCGTCGAGACGGTGCCACCTGGCCTTGGCGTTGCCGCTAGAGTCCAGCCACTTCAGGGTCTGGGTGTAGACGTGGGGGCCGTAGTCGGGCATCAGGCAATCCCTATCGCACGGCGGCCGTCAATGCTGACCCGGTAGGCCTCATAGTCCTCCAGCGCCCTGGCGGTGATTGCCTCGGCGTCGGCCAGGGTTATGGCGTTGGATCCGTCTGGGAGTCGGTAGACCGGGCCGGTGTGGTTGAGCTTGAACTTAGCGGTAAAGCTGCCGCCTCTGGAGCCCCCGGCAGCGGCGCCGCCCGTGGCAGAGCGAGGAGCCGACCGATGCAGATCGATGACCTGCTCTTGAGGATGCAGCATGGCCATGAATCCGCCCCGGCCATCAAGCCCGCCAGACCGTGGGCCGTTTCCGGTGTAGCCGCCGCCGGCGAACTGCGGCACCTGCACCGGTTGAATCATCTCCAACTGCGGGCCCCGCACAGCGGCGCTCACCGAATTAGCCGCCTGGATGAGGCGGTTGATCTGCTCGATGAAGCCATTTACTGCCCGCCCCGCCAGGCTCAAGGCCGAATTGATCACGCCTCTCACCGTGCCAACGATCGACTCCCAGGCATCGGTGATGGGCTCCACCAGGCCTAGCGCATAGTCCCTAATGCCATCCATGCCAGCATTCCAGGTTTGCCCCAGGCGGGCAATCAGGCCATTCTCTGGGCCGATGATCGTGTCAATGAAAGCGGTCCAGTTCTCGCCCAGGTTGGTGAGGATGTTGCCGGCATAGCTGCTGATGCCGTCCATCATCAGGTTCCAGCCACCGCCGATCATTGCGACAAACCCGGTTTCAGGGTTGGCGATCAGATCCCAGAGGCCACGGAAAGCGTCGGCGATCTGGTCGCGGAAGTTAAAAATCACCACAGCCGTGGCCACGGCTGCTGCGCCGATCAGGATTGGGGCGGAGATAAACCCGGCGACCAGGGCAGCCAAGCCGGTGGCTACTGAGGCGATGGTGCTGGCGATGCCCGCCAGACCTGCCGTTACAGCTGGCATGGCCCCAGCCCAGCCGGCAAGGGTGGCCCCCAGGCCAAAGCCGGCAATGGTCTGGATGGCCATGCCAAGCCCAGCCACAACGGGCAGGGCAATGACGACTGCTGCCCCAATGGCGCCAACGCCAATGGCTATTTGCGTGAGCAGGGGATTGGCTTGGGCAAGGCCCGAAAGCGCTTGAACTACTGCAATAACACCAGGTACTAGCTGGTTAATTATAGGTACTATCAAATTGCCTATTTCAATCTGCAGCGCTTCTACGTTGTTTTTCGCTAGCTGCATCTGCGCCGCAGTGGTGCCCATTTGCACGCCAAGCTCTTTGGCCATTGAGCCAGCGTAATTACCTGGACCGGCAACAGCGTCTAAAGACTTTGTAAGGTTATCTACGTTCTGAATTAACGCAGGCAAAGCTCTTGTCTCGTCACCAAAGAAATCAGAAATTATAGATGCCTGCATTTCTTTAGGCATTGCTTTGATGCGGGCAATAAAGTCTTTAATCGTAGGTTCGGCGCTCTCCTGCATTGCCCTGGCTAGATTTAGGCCTGCATCTTTCCCAACAAAGCCTAAGGTCTGCAACGCGGCCACCTGCCGTTCGGTCATTGAATTGCCCCGCGTCAGCGCCTTGATCATGTTGTTAAACGAGGTCGCGGCTACTTCTGTATCAGCGCCAGCCGAGATCATGGCCGCGCCAAATGCCACGGTTTTTTCTGCTGCCAGTCCTGCTTGTTGCCCAACGGCACCAGAACGCAAGGCAAACTCAACCAGCTGGGAGGCTTTGGCCGCTGTTTGTTGGTCGAGGTAGTTCATAGCATCGGCCAACTTCATAACTTCGGGCTGGGTCATGCCGAGGCTGTTGCGCAGCTTCGCTATTGACGTGCCGGCCTGATCAGCCGTCATCTCAAAGGCAACACTGAGGCCCGCCACGTCCTTGGCAAATGCTTGGACCTCGCTCCTGGCGATACCTGAAGCACCGGCAGCGGCGTAAATTTCAGCAAACCCTTTGGCGGAAACGGGCAGTTGCTTGGACAGGCCAATGATCTCAGTTGATATTTCCTTGATTGCGGCCGGTGTTTCCAGGCCATCCATGACCTTGCGCACCCTGGAAACACTGGTCTCAAATTCGATGGCTGCCTTGGTGCTGGTCGCCAACGCAACGCCAACGCCAGCAGCCAGGGCAGCAGCAGCCTGCCAGGATGCGCTGTCGATCGTGGCCTTAAAGCCTCCACGGGTGGCCTCTGCGACCTTGTTGATCTCATTACCCAGCTGCGCCACTTGGCCCATACCAGTAACCTGGGCCCCGATCTTCAAAATCGCGTCAAAATTGACGGCCATCAGGAATTCCTTAGCAGTGTCAACAGTTCCAGCTCAATGACGCGCAGATCATCCATCAGCGCAGCAACCGCGCCACGGCCACGCCGCAGGCCCGCCAAGGCGATCACTGCCGGATAGTTGAGCCCAGTGCGCACCCGGT